AGCGACAAGTGGCAGTACTGGCATTCTGAAGCCAGTAAGCTACTCGGTATCCGGTTAACTCCGGATACTGTGTGGAATCTCAACCCGTGGACCTGGGCCGCCGATTGGTTCGCCAATACCGGGGATCTGATGACGAATGTCAGTAACCTCGGAACGGACGGCTTGGTTTTGCAGTATGGCTATGTGATGGATGAGGAATCAATCCTCACATCCACAGCTGGCAGCATTGAAGATCTCAAGCTGTCAAGTTCTCGCACGTACCTCCAAAAGAGGTGCCAGCGAGTTCCTGCAAATCCGTACGGCTTCTATGCTACGCTGTCTACTCTTACGAGTAGGCAGCTCGCCATTCTTGCTGCTCTTGGTTTATCCAAGAGCGGGTGAGAATTACCGGCTGCCGGATACGAATCCGGTGGTGATCAACCATGATGGCTAACCACCATCCCCTCAAAGGAGAACTGCCGTGGCTTTTGCCGACCCGCAGAGTGTGACCATTAATTCGGTCGCACAGACACTTCCGAGGATTTCCTCGGGTGTCAACACCGGTGCCTTCCAAAAGGATGACACCACTGTCAAGCTTTCCGTGAACCATCAGTATGGTTCGCGGACGCGACGACAGATCCGTCTCGACCACAAGAAGGTGGCGCCGGACGTTTTCACGGCCGACAACACTACGTACTCCATGAGTGCGTACCGTGTGGTGGATGTTCCGACGACTGGTTATACCATCGCGGAGCAGAAGCAGATCGTGGATGCCCTTACGGCATACCTGACTGCTTCAACGGGCGCCAAGGTCACCCAGCTTCTGGGTGGCGAGAACTAACCCGCGGGATGTTCCCGTGGGAGAGATGGATTCCAAACCCATCCATGAGAAAGGGGATCAAGCGATTCCCTATCACGCATTGTTATGCGAGATACTCAGTTCTCTGCTCGGCGTTAGGTGCTGTGCTCGAGTACTTGTCTCAGCATTGCTAGACGAGTCATTGAGCAAGTCTGCACTTGACGTCATCTTCGATTTTCTCGAAGGTGACGCCGGAGATACAGACTCGGGTTGAACACGGCCTTGGACTACCGACCCCCATGATGAATGGAGGCAGTATGAAAAGCCTGAAAATTCTCTGGCGAGTAGCTGCCGATGAATTGGCGGCTAGATGTTGCACCAGTGCCACTCTCGACTACAAAAAGCTCGAGAGTCGCGTCGAAAGTGAGGGTATATCGTTTTTAACGATAACCCTTCCTGCTTTCTGCAAGGACTTCGAAAGAAGTCTAGAACAGGAGCAGGTTGACTCCAGCCTGTTTGCCGGTTTTTCTAGGCAATCAGGAGGGCCCCTCCCCAAATTTCTGGGAGGTTTCCTTCGTCAGATTTTCGACGTGAAGAGTGGACGATTGCTCGATGAACCAAGTATCGATTGCATCTTCTCGATACGTCAGTTAACACTGATGTTCG